TCTTCCGTAATCCAAAACTTCCTGCTAAAGACCAACTTAAAAATCCTCCAAAACAAATTAAGGTGGAAGAAGTCGAGCAGATCCATGAAATCGGTGATACTCCAAGGGGCAAAGCAGCCTTGACAAAACTTGCATCGCAACGTTTTGGACGTGCACGTTGGGCAGCTGGCGTACACAGGGCGAATTCGCGGTCGGACAGCACTGCCGCTTCACCACATAGTAGGCTTCAAGATAGAGATAATGCGGTTGCAAAAAAAGCAGCTGACAAAGCAGGAATAGCTCACAGAGATGTTCCAGATCATAATTATGATTTTGATAAAAAAGGTGGAGTCGGAACCAAAGTCGCCGACCCTGCTCATAAACTCGCAGCTCGAAACAAAGTGAGTGAAGAAGTCGTAAACGAAGTAGCAATGCCACAGAACGCTGCTGATTGGCAAGCCCTAATCACTCATCAAATCAAAACAACTGGTCACCCAGTTGCAACTGATGCTCAGTTCCGTGCTGCTCATGGCAAAGACAAAACCAAAATTGCAAGCCTAGAGCCAGGAGAAGACAAGCTACAATACGCAACTGCTCAAGGTGGAACTGTAAAACGATGAAATCATTTTCTGAATTCATGACCGAAGCTGCATTCTTGATGCGCAAGACAGGCGAAAACCTAGTCACGCAGAAGAACAAGTCAGGTCGTCCAGGATTTCCTGGCGGATTCGGCAAACATGAGAAAGTGAATGTCGGTGGTGAGTTAGGTTCTAGCAATCCAACTCGTCACGCAAAAGCATTTGGTGGTTTGAAGAAGTTGATGCGCGATAGAGTTCCAGCAAAAGATGCTGTGAAACATATTTCTAAGCACGTCGACCACAAACCAATGAATGATGAAATCGAAGCAATCGCAAAAGATAGACCAGATACAGATGTGCGCAATGTTATCAAGCACCATCTGCGTAAAGCTGGCATGAAAAATACACATTTGCTGTAAGGAACTAATATGCCAATCTATATCAATCAGACAAGAGGCAAACTTGTAACTAGAATTGCTGCTAATTCTACCAACGGTGGAACAGAAACAATTCAACTTTCTACTGCAAACACCACAGCTGACGAAACTGTAACTGCCATGCATATTAGCAAAGTTTACTGGTCGGGCAATGTCACGATTGGTCGTGGTAATGCTGGCGGAACTTTGCTGTTTAATTTAACAGGTGGCGGTAATTGGGATTTTGATGTTGTTGGTATTACACAAACAGAGCAACCAACTACCAACGTTGTAATTACTTACGCTAATAATGCTACTGTGTATGTTGAACTGAAAAAACAATCGACACTAGCATAAGGAATAAGCAATGAAACTTATCACCGAAACAATCGAAAACCTAGAGATTATTACCGAAGCTAATGAAAATGGTGGTAAGACTCTTTATATTACTGGTCCATTTCTTCAAGCTGAAGTAGTAAATAGAAATGGTCGTAAATATCCTTCAGCTGTAATGGAGCGCGAAGTTGCGCGCTATACAAAAGATGCTATTGGCACCAATCGCGCTTTGGGCGAATTAGGTCATCCTGCTGGTCCTACAATCAACCTAGATCGTGTGTCACACATGATTGTTGATTTGAAGAAAGAAGGAAACAACTATATCGGCAAAGCCAAAATATTAGATACACCTATGGGTAACATCGCTAAGAATTTAATCAATTCTGGTGTTAAACTTGGTGTCTCTTCACGCGGTATGGGATCGTTGAAAGAACGCAACGGTATTAATGAAGTACAAGGTGACTTTTATCTTGCTACTGCCGCAGATATTGTAGCAGATCCTTCAGCTCCAGATGCTTTCGTAAACGGAATCATGGAAGGAGTAGAATGGGTTTGGGACAACGGACTTCTCAAAGCTCAACAGTTAGAGAGTTACAAAGCACAAGTCAACAAGGCTTCTAAGTCAGTAGACAAACGACAGCTAGAGGAAACCGTTCTTAAAGTTTGGAACGATTTCCTCCTAAAGATTTGATTTTATAAATAATATACTAAAGCAATCCACGCAGGAGAGTAAAGATGAGTAATAACGAAAACGAAATCTTGGAAGGCGACGATCTTCAAGAGTTTCAGTCATCGTATGGCGTTGACGCCATGGTGCCTGATCCAGTCGTAACCAAAGATAATTCGCGACCAGCTGACAAGACGGATGGCGAAAAAGCCATGCCTGCTCTAAGCAAGTCGGGCATTATCGCCGATATCGTCAAAGCAGCATACGATATGCCAGTTAAGAAATTGGCACAATTCCATGCTGGTATGGCAAATCAAGGAACACTAAAAGCTGGTGCAAAACACCAAGATCCAATGCCAAAGTTGAATAATCCTGGCGGACTTGGCGAAGATGTTGCTGCTATTTTCCAAGGTGCAAACCTTTCGGAAGAATTCAAAGACAAAGCTACAACTATTTTTGAAGCAGCTGTACATGCTCGCACTATCGAATACAAAGCGCAACTTGACGAACAGTTTGAAGCTGAACTAGCTGAAGCTGTAGAAGCAGTTGCTGACGAATTGACCGAGAAAGTAAACAGCTACCTAAACTACGTTGTTGAACAATGGGTCGAAGATAACCAACTTGCTATTGAAAGCGGTCTTCGTGCCGAAGTCATGGAAAGTTTCCTCGCTGGTATGCGCGAAGTTTTTGTCGAGCATTACGTCGAGATCCCTGAAGACAAAGTTGATGTCGTTGAGTCCATGGACGCTCGCATCGCTGAGTTGGAAGAAAAGCTGAATGAGCAAATCAACCTGAACTTAGAAATTGCTGAACAAGTAGCTTCTTATCAGGCTGAAAAGGCATTCGCTGACGTTGCTGAAGGTCTTACCGATACTCAGAAAGAAAAACTAGCTACCCTTGCTGAAAGCATCGACGCTGGTTCTGTTAAAGAGTATGCTGAGAAACTAAGCATTATCAAAGAATCCTATCTGTCTGTTAAGAAAGAGTCACAAGCTCAACAGCAGCTTACGGAAGAAGTTGAAGTCGTGCAAGAAGAAACAGCTAAGAAATCTGTTGATCCAACAATTAACAAATACGTAGCTGCTATTTCGCGTACAGTCAAGAACTGATTATTATAAATAACTATACCAATTCCTATTTCAAAGGACAGGAGAAAAAAGATGTATCTTAACGAAGAAATCCAAAACAAGTGGGCACCAGTTCTAGAACACGCTGATTTGTCACCAATCAAAGACTCACACCGTCGTTCTGTAACTGCTACCCTTCTAGAAAATACAGAAAAAGCTCTCCGTGAAAACGGTGGCTTCGCTCCACGCTCATTGCTAGAAACCAATGCTGCTGGCGGTCCAACCAACTCCATGAACTCGTATTCGCCAAGCGAAATCGACACTTACGATCCAGTTCTAATTTCGTTAGTCCGTCGTGCAATGCCAAACCTAATTGCCTATGACATCTGCGGCGTCCAGCCAATGACAGGTCCAACTGGTTTGATCTTCGCAATGCGTTCGCACTATGCTAACCAACAAGGTACAGAAGCTTTCTATGACGAAGCTCTTACAAATTTTGCTGGTACAACTACTGCTAATGCTAGCACCGTCGGTCTAAGAAACGTCGGTACAGTTCCAGGCGTGAATACCAATGCTACTGGTAATACCTATAACTTCAAAGGTGGTCTAACAACTGCTCAAGCTGAAACGCTAGGTAACACCACTCAAGCTTTTGCTGAAATGGCTTTCTCGATCGACAAAGTTTCTGTTGTTGCCAAGTCACGCGCTCTAAAAGCTGACTACTCGATGGAACTTGCTCAAGATCTTAAAGCTATTCATGGTCTTGACGCTGAAACCGAACTAGCTAACATTCTTTCGGCTGAAATTCTTGCTGAAATTAATCGTGAAATCATCCGCACCATCAACGTCACTGCTACCATCGGTGGTACAAGTATTGTTGACGGAACAACTGCTGACGGTGTAACTACTGCTGGTCGTTTCAACCTAGACGTCGACTCTAACGGTCGTTGGTCAGTTGAGAAGTTCAAAGGTCTAATGTTCCAGATCGAGCGCGAAGCTAATGCTATTGCTAAGCGTACTCGTCGCGGTAAGGGCAACATGCTAATCTGCTCGTCAGACGTAGCTTCTGCTCTTCAAATGGCTGGCGTTCTTGATTACACCCCAGCTCTTAACAGCAACAACCTACAAGTTGATGATACTGGCGCTACTTTTGCTGGCGCTCTAAACGGTCGCATCAAAGTTTACATCGATCCATACACCACTGGTAACTACCTAACTGTTGGTTACAAAGGTGCTTCGGCATTCGATGCTGGTCTATTCTACTGCCCATACGTTCCTCTACAAATGGTTCGTGCGGTTGGTGAAGATACCTTCCAGCCAAAAATCGGCTTCAAGACCCGTTATGGCGTCGTAGCAAATCCGTTCTCGGCTGGCGCTACTGCTTCCAATGGCGCATTGGTCGAAGACTCCAACGTTTACTACCGCAGACTGCGCGTCGATAATCTAATGTAATTTTGGTTGATACAAACTCAAAAGCCACCTTCGGGTGGCTTTTTTGTTACCTAAATAATAGGTGCTATCTGGGAAACTACTATGAGTGTTATAAACGAACCTACAAATAAAAACTTTTTATCACCTCTCGGATTTACATTTTCTGTAAAGAGATTGCCGACTGTCAACTTCTTTGTGACTAGGGTTTCACTTCCTGGAGTGATGTTAGGTACAGCAGAAACACCTACTCCTTTCATTACTATTCCTAGACCAGGAAGATTGCAATTTAGCGAACTACAAGTTACATTTAAAGTTGACGAAGACATGAAAAACTATAAAGAGATTTATGGTTGGATGGCTGCTCTTGGTCGCGTAGATGGATTTGAATCATATTCGTCAATTGCTGCTGCAGAAAAAACTAGCGGAAATGGTATTTACTCTGATGGTATGCTTGGTATTTTAACTTCTGCGATGAATCCAAACATACTTGTGACATTTGCTAATATGTTTCCTAGTTCTATTTCTGATTTGGAATTTAACTCACAATTAGCTGACGTAGAGTATCTTGAAGCGACTGCCACCTTTAAGTTCCAGTCATTTAAACTAGAGAACGCATAACTTTACTAATTCACCATAGTAGCGTATAATATGATGGA